ATAAGACCGCTGCCTTCACCATTTGGCCATCGGCGGATAGTGCCCCCACTAGGACTCGAACCTAGAACTTACTGGTTAAAAGCCAGCTACTCTGACCAATTGAGTTATGGAGGCTAAAAAATCCCGAGACTTGTTGTGCGCTTCGGGACTAGAGCGCCCGTCCCAATATCCATCGTGGATATGGAGACTGTGGTAGATGGTGTATCACGCCATCTATTCGCCTGTGAATTCTGACAGGACGGTGTAGCCACATCTACACCAGCTGATTTAAGATGAACGGCCTTATGCCGTCAACAAGAGGACCACTCTTCCCAATACTTATCGGCTATTGGGTACCGCGTATTCGTCTCGACAATACGACCGCTTAACGTATTACCCGAAGGTTTGTATTTTACATCGTAGGTTAAGACACGATGGATACCACTGCGGTTTATAGAGGACTTTTACCCCGGGCGCCGTGCCCCGTTTACAGTAACCCCAGCGGGATTACTAATCGGATGCGTGACGGTATTAATTAGGATGGATACCATCGTCACGCCGATTGTTGTCAAACAACATATTCAACTTACATCAATTCTATCAAGTTGTCAAGCCTTACTATGCGTTCGGAGGGACTTGAACCCACACGATTTACATCGCCAGAGCCTAAATCTGGTGCGTCTGCCAGTTCCGCCACGAACGCGTTATTTCAAATAGCAGGGGATGGACTCGAACCATCGGCCTCCACATTATGAGCGTGGCGAGCTGCCTCTGCTCTACCCTGCGACAAGAGCGGTTCCACGGAGTTGCACCGGACCTGTTAGCTGGACGCCAACCGTGCTAGCTATTACACTAGAACCGCAGGATGGTTGTTGAAGTGCGCACTTCTGTGGGGACAACCATAACTCCCCTGAAATTTTTATTTTTATTTATATTAGTATCACTCTTAAGTATAAACGTCAGTAAAATACTTGTCAAGTGGGCCAATGAGTCTGGTGCGCTTACCATTTACCATCATTGATTAGACTAATTCTCGTACATACGTTTACGAGGAAGTCTCCTTGCAATAGAGGTAGGGACCGGCGTTCTATGAGTGTGTCCCATTTTAATTTCCCCATGCTCTAGAATCGCCGTGGGAAACCTTTCGGCCATTAAGGCCTCATCAGTATTGCTTACTTAGCGGTTGAATCAACAACAGCACTGTCGGTAGTTACCTTGACCGAATCGATAGCTACAGCAGTAGAATCTGCCGTAGTTTCGGCAACTTCCTTTGTGCTGCAAGCGGTCAACGTAGCAACAGTAAGAACAAGAAGAAACTTGTACATATTGTACTCCATTTAAAAGTTAATTAGGAACTGCTAGGAACAAAAAGAGTAGATGTGACCAGGTCGCTCAACGTGTCGTTCACACACCAATGTTACTAGACAACTATGTTACTCGAACGTAGCCCCCACCACAGGCGTTGCCCTCGTTGCACATCTGTTATTGCCCACCATGGAATCGAACCACGATTCGTTGATCCAAAGTCAACTGTATTGCCATTATACGAGTGGGCATCAGAGGGGTGACAATTGAGGTAGTTTCCAGTTACCCAAGGATGTCGCGCGGTCTAGACCCGCTCCCCTTAACCTTTGCGTTTCTTGTTTGGTAAGAAAGCACTAACCAACCCCACAGCGTATCCCGTGTCGTGGAAACGGAATGATTCATTGTTTAACGTCAGACAACCATTGAAGCTGACGGGAACTTTTGGCTGAAAGATTTTGCACGTTCTTTCATTTCATCACCTCGACTGCGCTTCGGTGCACCAAGTACCGCGTGCGGGAATCGAACCCGCCTTCTAGCCTTGAAAGGGCTATGTCCTAACCGATAGACGAACGCGGCGTAGAGTGGCTCGTGTCGTGAGCCATACGTCGGAGTTATTTCCTCGTTGTCGGAGGCCGGGAACTCGGAAAGTAAACCTTTTATGTGGAAGGAGATTATCTAACCGTCTTTTGGACTGCCCGATTACTCGGGGGTAATTCCGACCACACTTTAATTATACACCAGCGTGTTGAGTTTGTCAAGTCCCAATCTTAAATAAGTATTAAATACTATTAAAATAAGTTTGTATTTCCGACAATTCAATTGGTGTGTAATTAATATGTTCTACACATACCGACTTGTAATGTACATCTGGATTGCTCGAATTGTCAAGCCGTACCACATTACTGTGAAGATGTCCGTGTACATTCCCCCTAAAGCGTTCGATTGAATCTTTATGAATCGGGATGTGACTAATTATGAATTTATCTAGTACATGGTAAGCACGAATGTCTTTAAAATAAGGTACATAATTATCCAAATCAAAGATGTCGTGATTACCTTTGATAAGTACTTTTTTACCATTAAGTGCTTCTAAAATAAATCGAGCTTTTCGATTTATAAAGACATCACCCAAATGGTATACTTTATCCGTAGGTTTTACTACGTTATTCCAATTTTCAATCATCGTTTGGTCACCTTCAGCTGCGTTCGCAAACTGATGGCGTACCCGTGTTCCATCTGCGTTCGTAAATCGGTACATATTGTCATGTCCGAAATGCGTATCAGAAATTAAAAAAACATTTGGCATATCTAACTCCAAATTTTTCGGATTAGTATCTTACACCATATCCAAACTTTTGTCAAGCCGTTATGCGTTTTCCATCTAGAAATCTCTGAAATAGTACGATAACATCCTATACAGATATTATTATCCATCTTACAGATTTTGATGCATGGAGATTTTACGACCCAATCCACCGATACGCTCCAACGGCATCAATCAATAACCATACGGAATTTACGATGACCATTGGAATATCTCGTTTCAAATAGAACGAATGTAGCATACCACCGTGACCAAAGAAAAACAAGACATAAGGAAGAGAAAGTGGAAGCGGTAATCGTCCTGCTAATATAATGCCACCGATAATTAACAACGTGACGGCCCACCACTTACGCTTAACAATAAGATGTTCTTCCGTTTCTGTCAAGGTCACCGGCTTCTGTTGTAAAAATTCTTTAGTTTGACGTACTGGCATATGCTCTCCATCCTACCGGTAATATACAATTAGAAGGCGCTTCGGTGAACATCGGAGCAATATCGTTGTCCTCGTATCCAGCAAGTCCACACCCAACCCGTGTTACTTCAAATTGTAAATCTGGGTTTAGTTTTGCGAATTTGATAAACTGTTGTACATATCTTTCAATTTTATTTAATGGTAACGATTGTATGTTTTCGTCTTTTGTTGGTATGGCGTAACTATTACCTTGTAATCCCACACCTTGACCGTATATCGCACCGTGTTCTTGATAAGCTCGAAGGGCGGCACCTTTTCCGTGTCGCCCCGCAAGATTACTTCCGAATACAAATATTTTCTTTTTCATAAGTAACCTCATTTAGTCATACAACTTTAAATATAGACTAAATTAATTTTTTGTCAAGACCCCGTAGAATTTATTGAATTTCTCAATACGATCAACCAATCCGTGTGTCCCACCATTTACCTTTTTGGTAATAGCGGTTACATCTAATTCACTTGCACCCTTGTCAGCTAACGCATTCAACGCTCTGGAGTTCCAGAACCATGCCGCAGATAATAATGGATATTTTGTTGCTACCAAGTCTGGGTTTGTGGTAATATCTTCATCTACTACTTTATCAAATGATTGGTAGTTGACTTTACCCGTTAGTTGGATATATCCACGGCCTCGATACTTAAATCCATCACCACTACTTTCTGGACCATTACCCATTCTATTTCCGTATACGAGGTTAGCAATCTTTTCTGGTTTACGTGCATATGCTTCTACGTTCTTTTCATTAAAATATTTACCAAATACTTTTAGTAATGATACGGGACTATAATTTAAATTTTCTGTTACTGCCTTAAAGTTACCACTTTCGTGTGCACATTGTGCTAAAAAGTGACACAATCTCAATGGGGTATTAATTTGGAATTTTTCCATTACTTGTGGAATTTGACTTAATACCGCATCGGGAACGTGTCCTTTTAGTTTATCTAATTGCATCGAATATCTCCAGAGGTTAATAACGTATAACTAAAACTATTACCGTGAATAACCTTTGCTTTATTACAAATACTCATAAACAAATCAAAATCTTTGACTCGTTTAAATACTTGACATCCTTCACTCCAATTTTCTACATAAGTGGATTCTGTTTTTGGATTTGAACGATGAATGTTAATACCAAAGATTCCAACGTCAATTACGTTCTCATCAAACGTCATATCTTTGTTTGCATCACGAAATACTTTAACTGGACGATGTTGCCGAAGTGCTTCGTATTTTCCTTGATGCAATCCAATTGTATGCGAACCACGATATTGTCCTGGAACCAACCGTGCCACACCTTTTGGATTACTGAATTCCTTGACGGCTTTTGTGCCGGGATCTGTGGTGCATGGCCAACAATGAAACTTCCACACGCCACCTGCTTTATAGGAGACGGTCATCCAATCATCAAAAAGATTTGTAACTTTTTTATTTATAGTCGGCATAAGATTACGAACACCAACTATATTTAAGTCAAAATCTTTAGGGCCCTCGAACCACACATAACCGTTTTCCTTTACAGCATCTTCTATCTGTTCTCGGGTAAACATAGTATTATCCGTTGTTAAATTCAGTACCGCAACTTGGGCAAGTACAGTTACCCGTTCCTATGTTTACATCTACGTCAACCGAACTAGAAGAATCACCACTAGAAATTTCTGCTTCAGCACGTGCCTTAGCTACAGGTGAAAACTTTTCCAAACCGGCAATACCAAAAGAACCGATTGTAAGGTACACAAACGATTGATAGATATAATCTTTAATTTCTAGATTTACCCCTTCCAATCCTGTGACCAAATCTACAACTGCAATCGCAACCATTACAGCAAATGACATAAACCCAATAATTGTTTTTTCATTCCAATCATTACTGTCTTTGAAAATTTGTGTAAAGCCTTTAAGCATACCTTTCTCCAAAAAGATTATTGACAAAACTCCCTCAATCGACTATCCATATAATATGGCTGAACTTTACATTCATTATCGATGAGTATTTGGACTAATCGCTTGTTGGTAGTTAGTTGTTCGTTGATAACGTTTATACCAGTTGACACTTCTCTGATAGATGTTACGGCATCTGTTATTTGATTATCTACAACTCTATGCTTGTTAGATGTTTTATTTGATATTGAATCTAACGTTGCAGATAAATCCGTAAGTTTTTTATTAGTGTCTTGTGACAACTGAATATATAAAACCGATTCGACGGCAATGACAAGCAACAAAACAGTAATAACCGATAGTATGCTTACTCTTATTGCATGAAAGGTTTTATTTGGTATGAACATTATCTTCCTCTTTTCTTGCCTGTGGTTTTCATTGTGGTGTTGCCTTTTGACACTACTACATTATCACCATCCAATTCTACGTTCATTGGTTCACGAGCTTCATCCAATTGCTTGATAAGGCTCTTGATGATTTCAATTTCCGGCTTCTCTTCTTTTTCTCTAGTCCCCGTGATACCACTCAACATCGTGATAAATGCCATTACCGCAGTAGACACTAATCCGATAACTGCCGGGAGTGATTCAGATGGGAGGAATGCACTTGATACAACGCCGACAATAACTAATAGTACAATCCACGGAATTGCCGTCTTACCAATAAACTTACTGGCGACATCTTTTGCCGTCGAATGAGCTTCCATTTTACGCAATTCATTTTCAGTTTTCTTAAGTTCCAAATCAGCCATCAACTCTTGGCGTTTGAGGTCAATAGATGCTTCGATTTGGGTTTTCTTAAGTGCCATCTTTGGATCTAAATTACTTTGTTCTTTTGCCATAGATTTCGTATCCATTTGTGTATGTTAACATAACGACGATGAACCCAATCTACCACATCAAGAAACCCGCTGGGGTTTAACCCAAACAGTATTAGTACTATAACCATTATAATGTTTAAGTATCCCCAAACATCAATAATAGTGTGTATCATAATATACAATACATTAAAGTGTGTAAAAAACGAAAGGGCTTATATAACATTTCTGTTACATAAACCCTTTCTAAACTTACCTATATAAGTATTATTTATCTTTCGGTAGACACACCGAAATCAGTAAAAGTCAAGTCAACCCCATAATATCCGTGTACCTTAAGTTCAGCGTTGATGGTTTCTTCTAGAAGAGGTAAAAAAATCTTTTCTAGATTGGTGACGGCTGCTTCTTCATATTTTCTACTCAATTCTAATTTAGTCTCGTCCTTTCGGCTAAGTTTATATCCCCATTCTCCCAATTCCCACAAGACACAATGCAACATTTCGTGAATGGCGGTGGATACGATTTCTTCATGAGATAGATTGGGCATTTCGTATGAATTTAATCTAATTTTAGCTACTTTATACTCTGGTGCAGCTTCACACGTTGCCGTCTCTTTCATCCGCTGAGAATGGGAAAAAACCACCATAATCTTCCAGTCACTCAATCGCAGGATGGGTTGGATAATTTCGATAGTTTTTTGAAACAATGCTTTTTTGGTGATTCGCTTTTTGCGTGGTGGCATACAAACTCCATGTTATCGTAAAGGAGGTACGTTATTAAGATATTTTTCTATTTCTTCTTGAATCTGCTCGTCACACCTATCATAAATAGTCATTAAGAACTTTTCGTGCTCCCAACAACGTTCAAATAAACTTTGATTAAATTTATTCATACGTTTCCATAATATAGGTAATATAACCATATAACTAATACAAATAAATAAAGTTATAATACCAATGACGTACAACGTTTCCATATCAACTCCAAGTCAGTGTTTAACGTTCGCGTACATTATATATAACGGTGTGACCCTTCGATGTCAAGTTTAAAATTTAATTTAACAAAGGTTGACATTTATTTGTTTGGGGGGTATACTTATTACATCCAAATTTTTGAGGAAATTAATTATGGACAAATTAAACAATTATAACGCGTATGTTAAACTTATAATTAAAGGAGAAACTGAAGAAGATGCGTTAGACACATTATATTCTGCTGTTGATATGTGTGATTTATTAGACCAAGATGGTATCGTTGGTATCGAAGTTATCGATGATATTGAGTTAAACGACGATGAACTTGAAGAAGAGGAATAAACTATGAGTCCTATTAGTGTAGAATCCCTATCGCGTAGTGCTAGTAAGTTGTTTACTTATATTGTAATTATATCGATCGTGATTCTTGGTTATAAAATTAGTTTAGTTGCGTTTGACAAATTTACTGGTAGACAGATGGCACGTCGGGAAGCAATCTGTCCATCTCTATTGAGTATTTCACGTTCAGCGAGAGATACTCTAATTGTTATGAAGGCAGAAAATTTGTGTAATTCATTTGTTCTTGATAATTTGAAATAATTTCCATCTATATATTGTTGTGACGTTTTTCTTGGAGAATCGTATGAACACACAAGAGTCCAGTAATAACGGGTTTTGTAGTACAATGATATTTTTACTCGGATTACTGATAGGTTCTTTTGTGGTATCGGTGGAAGATTCTCATTGGCATACTCTATTTATTATAGGAGTTTCCACTTTAACTTTTCACTTATCACATCGTTCAAAAGGATGGTTTCGAAAGTAAACATTACGGTTTTATAAAGGTAAATAACTTTATATTACCCTACTGGAGAAATTGAAACTATGGTATCGACCCCACATTTTATACAAGAATTTAATTCTGCAATTTTAGCCACAGTCGCGGGGTTATTTGTCGGGGCAATATTTAAGTTTATAAATAAACCTTCTGACAAACGTAAACAAGATTTTACTGAACACCTTGAATTGCGAAAGGAACTTCGGGAAGAGTTAGACGCAGTAAAAGAAGAATTGCATCAACTTCAAAAAGAACTAGATGAATGGAAAGAAAAATATTATCATCAGTTAGAGTTGACAAATCAATTACGATTGAGTATGTTACAATTAACAGATGAGTTGGACGAGTATAAACGTATAAGTGGTATTTTTCCAGCCGAAGGAGAACGTAAAAATAATGGTTGGCCTTCGCAAGACGAGTACCTTAAATGATTGTATATGCGATAACAGTTCTGGATGTGTTAGGTGATCCAGTTTTAGGTAATCGACGAACTCCAGCAATATTTACATCTCTTGAACGAGCAATACAAACTGTTCGTGAAAACGAATCTGATTTAGCAGATAATAATTTATATCAATATGCTGTTATTGAGGAAACTTTGTTGAACACAGTTCGTCCGTATATACAATCAGGTGAAAAACTTTGGTTTAAGCACAATACAATACTTGATGAGTTTGAACAAATTGATGTATCAAAAGTACCACCACAAATATCAAGATTGTATGGATTTGGTATCGGTTAATTTATAGGAAAAGTATATGAATATAACTTTAATTGTAGGTTTTTTAGTAGTAGTGAACATAGTTTTATTGTTTGCTGTGATTCTTTTAATTCGTGATATCGTCGGTATAAAGTTCTTATCGTCACAGATGCACAATGGATTGGGTAATATTCTTAATAGAATGCAACAACAAGATATGTTCTTAAATAAATTGGGTAACGGGTTTGGACAGTTTACTGCTATGGTAGAAAACTTGGTAGACAAAATGAATGATCAGATGGGCCCGCGTGGTGGTATGTTATACAGAACTATAGATGGTAAGTACGCGGCCACATCGTTAGAAGATTTGATTGATAAAATCAAAGATAATGGTGAAGAAAAATCATATCTTTCAGAAGAAGAGATTGATGGACTTCGTAAGTTATTTGAAGAAGATGACGACGAAGAAGAAAATATACTTTAACAAAGGATGATTAATGTTTCCAACCGATAAAGAGGTAGCCTCACTTATCAAGAAAATTCAAAAAAAGGTAGCTCAAAAACCAGCACCGAAGAAAGTTGAGGTTAAAAAAGAAGATGTGGTAGAAGATACGTCGAGTGAAATCTTCAATGAAATGAAAAAATTACCATTCACCTCTTGACAACAAAAAATTAGTCAGTATATTAAGTAAAACTAGGCGCCGAAATGACAATTATTACGTTTACTACGGGATTTGCTAAACTTCCCGTGCAGGAATCGTTTGCGCTATAGTAAACTCTTATAAAAGAAAAAGTAGCAAAAAGAAAACGCTAAAATAATAAACAACATGATATTACGCAATTTTAAAACAGGATGGGTAGAAGCGTTTGAACAAAAGATACAAACGTTATTAACTCTATTTCCAGAAAGTAAAGTATTATCTATTAAAAGACATTTAGGAATGTTGCGAATAGAAATAGAGGCTATTGACAAAGACCGCCAATATGTTATAAATTGCGTAACATATAAAATAGAACGTGAATCTGCACGTATATGTGAAATTTGTGGGAAATACGGAACACGCAGAGATTCCTATCTTCCTGAAACGATGTGTCTCTGCTGGAGGTGTTACGCTCTAGAGGTAGATGCCCTAGATCAAGCGGACACTGCAACAATCTCAAATTGAGGTTATTATGTTTTGGACAGAAGAAGATGTACAGCCTGCAGTAAATGCAGCAATTGAAGAGTTTGGACCTACTGGACGTATGGTACACAACAGCGGCGTAATGAATATCGGTATTGGTACCCGTGAATTTGGTAAGATTTGGTACGGCGATACAGACCGTGACACGTTGGCCGCCAAGTGTGTTTCTCTAGGTCAGAAAATTCAACAGAAGGTATATATTGTAGATTCTGACTTTAATTTTGTTGAGTGTATTTAATATAGTTTAAATACCCCCTTGACAAGACACAGTAATTTGATTAAGATTCAGTATCTTTGATGAACAAGGCATCAAGATACTATAATATCAACCTTGTATAAATGTTATTTTTAGGAGGAAGTATGGCTAACAAGAACACTACTCGCCGTTTCACCGTCAAGACCTTCACGAACGAAGAGTTCGACCGTACCGCTAACCGGATGCGTTCGTATCTTTATAGTCTCGCTCGTAAGCGTACAGAGGGTACTGTTACGGCTGATGACGCTCATCGTTATCTTGACCGTGAAGGGGTCCGTCCACAGCAGGTTCGTACCCGTCTTTCGTTCATCAACTCGGTTCTCCGTGAACCTAACTTTGAGTACGTTGGTATGACGGCTTCGACTCGACCGGCGGCTCGTGGACGTGCTATTTCAGAGTGGACTATCGCGTAATATAATTACGATAGTTTAAAAAACTCTCGAAATACTTATACAGAATGGAAATGGGTATATAACTCGTTTCCATTCTGTATTACTTTGTATAGGGTGTTTTTATGGATCCATTAAAAAATTTAATAGAAGAAATAGAACAGTTAAAATATGAATTATCTGTTACTATCCCACAAGAGTTTGATTCGGCAGTGTCAATGGGTGACATACGAGAAAACTCCGACTATTCTGCTATAGCAGAACGTCAACATTTCATCGGCGTCAGGCTACACCAGTTATTAGAACGTTTGGAGTCATATCGTAAAATAGATATAAATTTATTACCGAAAGATGCGGTGCATATTGGTTCCATAGTTAAAGCTAGAAATTTAAATACTAGTAAAATTGAATATTTTAAGTTTGTATTAGGTGATATCGACGATGGTGATGAAAAATATAATCATGTCACGATTTCCTCACCAATTGGACAATCGATGAAAGGAAAAAAAGTAAAGGATGTGGTAAAAGTTAAACTACCGTCGAGTACAGTAGAGTACAAAATACTACAAATTACCACGGTGCATAATCAGTAGAAACCACTTGACTTTTATTATAGTTACTATTTATATTAGTAGTATAAACTTTTACTCCAACAGAGAAACGTATATGAAAGTACTATTGATAATAGCTGTTGCAGCAGTGTTAATTTGGAAGTTTGGATTTAAGAAAGATGTTAAGACTGTAGTTTCCGGCGGTGGCGGCGGTGGTGGTACTGATGGTGATAATAACGATAATACAAAATTTCAAATATAAGTTTACGGGCCCGTCTTGGTTTCGACGGGGTGTGGATGATTAAGCTTTGTGTCTCGTTTGGTAAGACGAGTAAAACAGACCAAAAAATCTAACTGGCAACTATAATTTAGCCCTCGCTGCTTAATTGCAGCCTGACGAATTAACCCGATAGACCGTATACGGTTAATTTGTTTATTCATACGGTATAGCCTTGATAGGAACCGTATTCAAGGTGATACTTCGGTTCTATGTTCAGTTTACGTTTGTTAGTTAACGAGAACTGGATGAATTTCAATAACTGACTACACACATAAATCCTTGATAGGAAGCAATCTCGGACGCGGGTTCGATTCCCGCCGGGTCCATAAAAAAGACGGTTAGTGTTTAAATTTTAGTTGGAGAGTACTATGTATGAGAAATTTAAACGCTTTCTGGCTTTTGTATTCGGATACACAACTGTGTCTGAACAACAGATTGTAGAAGAAAAGTATAAGGAATTGTTAAAAACAATATTCTTTGCAACAACGCTTACCGAACTACTATCAGCACGGCAAGACCTTAAGGCGTTTAGAAACCATATTGAACGACTTGGGAATCCACCTTGGGCACGGGGAAAGGTTCAAGTAGTTGTAAGATATTGGAATAAAAAATATCGATTGTGGAAATCAAGAGGTTAATATATGTCATTGCGTAGAAGAACTCGTAAGTTATCAAAAGCACAAGCAGCCAAAATAACGGGTACAAAATGGTTAATGTGTAGTGAGTGTGGTGAAGAAGAATTAGAAGTTAATATGGACATAGGTAAAGTAATATGTGCATATTGTGTACAACGTATGGTAGCTCCGCCAGATAACTATGTTAAAAAGGAAAAGTCCGATAAACCTAAAGGTTGGCACTTCAAAGCTTATTTTGAACACGAAGGAAAGGTTTATGTGAGGGGTGTGGAAATTGTCGAAGAAGATGAAATTGCACGGTTAAGAAAAACCCACACATCATCAAAACCTAAAACGGTTGTTAAAAAAACGAAATCGAAAAAACCGAGGAAGGCTAATGCTAAATCTTCCAGATAAAACTGCAGTAGTTTGGCAACGGTTCTTTAAAGAAAATAAAATTATAGTATACAAATATACAGTAAAACAGATTAAAAAAGCAATTCAGCAAAATTTAGATACAGTAGAGTTATTTAAATTTGGTGATGAATCTGAACCTAGAGTAGTTCAGCAAAGGCACTATCTACCTATGTTAGAAGATGCGTTAAAAGAATTTATCAAGGTAGAAGATTACGAGTACGCAGGAAAAACAAAAAAGATTATCGATGAATATCACATAAATAAATTGATTAAAGAGTCCAACGAGGTTTAGTTTTATGGAATTCGAAAGTTCACGGTGTGTGGTTCTAAATGCTAGTTATGAACCACTTTCTATTGTAACCGCCAAACGTGCGTTACTCCTTATTTTTGAAGGCAAGGCTACTGTGGTTGAAGAACATCCACATCTAGTAGTCCGTTCTGTACGTCAAAGTTTTAAAGTACCAGTTATGGTAGCTTTGAAAGAATTTGTAAAGTGTAGAAAAATCTTTCAAACCAAAGCGACATTGACACAGAAAAATCTTTTTACTAGAGATAATAATACATGTCAATACTGCGGTAGACATAAATCTGAATTTAGAACTAGAGAGTTTTTGACTAGAGATCATATTATTCCAGAATATAGGGGTGGTAAATCTACCTGGGATAATCTTGTTACCGCTTGTTCTACGTGCAACAATAAAAAAGCACATTATATGTTAGATGATACTAATATGACCCTCTTGAAAATTCCAACCACACCGACTATATTTGAACTATGGATGAAGCATTCCAATAAGCGTCATATGTTTGAAAAACATCTTATATCGTAAATCATCACAACAAATTAAAAGGTTACTATGTTTACAATCGAAAATTCAGAAGAAAAAATTCAAGAAAATTATAACAAATTTATGGAGTATCTCCAAGCTGATCCCCGTTGGGAACAGTTGAAGCCACTCTATGATGTACTACAAGATGAACTTTTGATTGCGCCCGCATCTGGAAAGGTTCATTTTCACAATGCTTTTCCCGGCGGATACCTCGACCACATTCTCCGTGTTACCGATACCGCGTTGAAGATTGCTGGTCTATATAAGGGAATGGAAGGTGATATCAATTTCACCAAGCAAGAACTTATCTTTGCCGCCCTTCATCACGACCTTGGTAAACTTGGAAATCCCGAAGAGGGCCCATACTACGTTGAGCAAGATAGTGATTGGCATCGGAAGCGTGGTGAACTTTACCGTCAGAATGAGAATATTCAGTACATGAAGGCCCCAGAACGTGGACTCTTCCTCCTACAGAAGTACGGTGTACAGGTAACACAGAACGAGTGGTTGGCTATCAAGCTCTCCGATGGTATCTACGACGAAGGTAACAAATCTTACCTAATTAACTTCGCACCATATGCGATGAAAACAAATCTCCCATATATCATTCATTGGGCTGATCATATTTCAAGTCGAGTAGAAAACGACAAAACTCGATTTTAGTAACTAACGGACAAAAGGTAACATAACGTTTACTTTTTGTCCGTTTTGTTATATTTATCTTTAGTACGACGCCGCAAGGGTCTTACGCACCATTGTCCGATAGTGGAAATGGTAACACATAATAAGGAGAAATCTTATGACCAGATGGACAGTACAACGTGTACCTAAAAGTGTTATTGAGAAGGAAATCGAATTCAACCGAGACAATTTGTTGAACACATTCGATAGGTTTTTTGATGAAGCTTTTCGTGGACAATTCCCAGAAGTATATAAAACATTTGGAATTGACCCATTTAGTAAAGCAGCATTTCCAAAAGTTAACGTAGTATCATTTGACGATAGAATTGAAATTGAAGCAGAAATTGCTGGATACAATAAAGACGATGTTTCTGTCGAAGTAGAAAAGGATGTTTTACATATTGTTGGAAAGGCGTCCCAGCTGAACGAGCAAACCGATAAATGTGTTTATCTTTTACGAGAACTTAAACGTAGTTCGTTTAGTCGTTCATTTAGGCTCGACGATCAGTTGGACACCGATAGTATCGATGCATCTTTTAGGGACGGTCTGCTTACACTAGTAATTCCGCGGAAAAAGCCGGTCGAACCAGAAAGTAAAGTTAAAAAGGTTTCTATTAAGTAATCAAACCTTAAATTAAATGGAGGTTAGTATGTGTGGATGTGGTAATTGTAGTTGCAAATGCTGTATTTCCACCATCAACAACGTAACTTATTAAGGGAGGTGATCCTAACAGTTACGTCAAAATAGTAACCCTACTTTGGAGAATAATACGCGACTGATGGGTTCTCAACGTCAGTCGCGTTTTTCAATACAACTAATATGAACACACGAAATTCTTTAATAGCTATTACCTCGTTGACCGCAACATTTGTCGCACTCTGTGCCGCAGTGTTTTCGGTGACGGGTATTGCTAAACTCTTTGCTGGAGCTGCATTAAGTGCGGCTATTATGGCATCGGCATTGGAACTGGGTAAAGTCGTAAGTATTTCATTCTTGTATCAATATTGGAAGGAGATACCGAGAGCATTAAAAAGTTATTTATCAATTGCCGCACTGGTTTTAATGATTATTACGTCAGCAGGTATCTATGGATACTTGTCGTCAGCGTATGCAAAAGTTGCTGCTACACCATTACAATTAAGTGCGGATATCCAAGCTACCGATGGTCGTATTGGAAGTATTGAACAAGATATTAAACGTAAAGAAGATAGATTAAATCAATTAATTTCTTTACGAGCACAACAGGAAACTCGACTTGACCAATTAGTATCTCGTTCCACAACGGGTAATAATACGACTATTCGTTCTGCTCAATCAGCATTAACTGCTGCAGATAGAAACGTAACGACATTACAAAACGAAATATCAAAACTGTCGGAACAACGAGACAGTCTCCGTGGTATCACCATTGGAAAGCAAGTAGAAATTGAAACAAACGGTGACATTGGTACGTTCGTATATATTGCAAAGATGTTTGGCGTTCCACTCGATGTTGTAGTAAAGTGGTTTACACTTGTTATTGTATTGGTGTTTGACCCACTTGCCGTAGCGTTGGTTATCGCGGTAAATTTTCTATTAAAAAACAAAACAGAAGAAAAAACATTGATTAATAATATAGAAAATAAAAATATTATTGTAAGTGACGAGGCATTTGATAAAATACAAGAGTTAATAGAAAATCCACCGGAACCAACCGAAGCACTTAAACAATTATTAAAAGACGACGAACCTTATAAAGTATTTATTAAAGAAGAACCCATAGAACCGGAATCCGAACAAGTAATAGTAGAAGAACCTAAACTTCACGGTGCGGTAAACAGAAACGATCCACAGTACTATTTGCGTGGAGATTTCGATTGGAGTAAAAAACATGAATGGGAAAATGACCCTATAGCAGTTAATTATTATAATCAACGTATAGCTCCAAATAGATAAAAGTCTTGACAAACACTCCGCTTACGAGTATATTTAACTTATACTTTTAAGCGGGGTTTTCATGCCACATAACGTTGGTTATTGTTGTATCAATACTACACTACAAAAGAAAAAAATTACTACAGGTCGCGCTATGCGTAAAGCAACCTTTGAAGCTAAGGGGTTGAAGTACGCATCTGAACTCGCACTTGCTAACGCTAATGACCTACTGACTATTCTAAAGTGGAACGCCGATAATGGTGTCAAGGTGTTCCGTATGGGGTCGGGTATTTTCCCGTGGGGTACAGAATACAAAGAAACGCACCTCCCCGACTATTTTGCGATTGTCAGTAAGTTGAAGGAATGTGGTGATTTTGCCAAGGCAACTGGTCAACGTATCACCGCACACCCCGATCACTTTGTAAAGTTGGGTTCGGAGAAAGAGTCGGTTGTATTGAATTCTATAAAGGATTTGGAACTTCATTCTACCGTATTTGACTATATGGGTCTGGAAGCCAGTCCGTACAACGCCATCAATATCCACGTTGGTATGAACTTTTCCGAAGAAACCGCACAACGTTGGATTGACAACTATCGTCGTTTGTCACCGAATCTTCAAGCACGTATGGTCGTCGAAAACGATGACAAGGAATCGGCATTCTCTATTATTCAACTGTTTACATATCTACATACAGAGCTTGGTATTCCACTTACCTTCGACTATTTTCATCACCAGTTTCATTCAGATGGATTAACCACACAAGACGCTGCAGAACTTTCCGCTGGAACTTGGCCAGAAGGTATCACTCCATTGTTTCATTATAGTGAAAGTAAAAATATCAACGAAAACGTCAAAGGTAATCCACGTGCTCATGCCGATTATGTGTTTACTGTGATTGATGATTTTGGACTGACAATTGATGTTGACCTTGAAGCGAAAGCAAAAGAACTGGCATTATTTAAATACAGAGAGTTGGTATGATTTCATTTGCGATAACAACACACAACGAAGGACTATATATCCAAGACCTTCTCGATCAACTCATCCCCCACTGCGAAAATACGGGAGATGAGATTGTCGTCGTTGATGACAACTCCACAGATGAGTTCACATCACAAATTTTATACACACATTTTGACGCCGACAGAATTCGGTTATATAGTCACTCGTTAGACAACGATTTTTCTGAGCACAAAAATTATCTAAACTCTTTGTGTCGAGGTGATTATATTTTTCAAGTAGACGCTGATGAAAAATTTCATTCAAACCTCTTGACATACATGCATGATATTGTGTATAATAATACTAACGTAGATTTATTTTTAATTCCGCGTGTTAATGTCGTCAGTGGATTGACTGAAGAAGATATTCGTCGTTGGGGATGGCAAGTAAATGAATTAGGATGGGTAATGTTCCCAGATTATCAAACTCGACTATATAGAAATTCTAAAGATATCAAATGGGAAGGAAAAGTCCACGAACGAATTGTCGGATGTAAAACTATAGCAAATTTACCACCGGAAGAAGAGTGGTCTTTGTATCATGTGAAAGATATTGAAAGACAACGCAAACAGAACGACTATTATGGAACAATACAGAGGTAATTATGGCTAATGAATCGCTAACTTATGATGATATTCAATTAATTCCGAGGTATTCGGAGATTGAATCTAGACAGAAAATTGATTTATCAACACGATTGACCACTAATTATAAGTTAATGGTCCCTCTTATTGCATCACCAATGGATACTGTCTGTGAAAGCGATATGGCAGTAGCAATGGCACGATTGGGTGGAGTTGGATGTATCCACAGATTTAATACGGTTTCGGAACAAATCGTAGAAGTCTTGCATGTTATTTCTGCAATAAATGACGAAGATTTGCATAAGGAGTGGAATTGTCCTATTCCTGTTATGGCAGCGGTGGGGGCAAACGGTGATTATCTGGAACGTGCTCAGGCACTTGTAGATGCTGGGGTCAATATTATATTGATTGATGTAGCACACGGATATCACAAATTTGTAAAGGACGCTATTGAAAATTTGAAAAAAACGTTACCGTCTAAAGTAGATGTTATTGCTGGAAATGTAGCTACTGGAGAAGCAGCCCACGCATTACAGTCTTGGGGTGCAGATGCAATTCGAGTAGGAATTGGTGGTGGCTCTTTGTGTACGACTAGAGTAAAGACGGGGTTCGGCGTACCAAACGTAACATCACTACAGCACTGTGCTACAGAGGCAAATGTACCCATTATTGCGTGCGGCGGTATTCGTAATAGTGGTGATATTGCAAAAGCTTTGGCTGTTGGAGCTGATTCTGTTATTTTAGGTTCACTTATCGCAGGAACAAAAGAAGCACCTGGAGCAATTATTGAGAAGTCGAATGGATTATATAAGCGGTATCGTGGTGCTGCATCACTTGAAACAAAGAGTGTGCATGGGCAATCAATTAGGAACGTTGAGGGAGAGTCTACGGTTGTACCTTTTAAGGGTGGAGTGAAGTTTATCGTTGAAGGTCTACTAGACGGATTGCGCTCAGCACTTTCTTATGCGGGAGCTAATAACATAGCAGAGTTTTATCCTGATTATGTGCGTGTAACAAACGCTGGGATTAACGAAGCCCGCCCACATCTTCTATGAGGATATAAGTATGGAAAAATTTATTATACTAATTATAGCACTGCTTAGTTCTATATATCTTACAGAAAATTCTACAAAAATTTCAATAAAATCATTACCATTGTCGGAACCAACGCCAGTGGAACAGTTTCTTGAACGGGTCGCCACTATTGAAAGCGGTGGCAACCATCGTATTGTGAATCGATTCGGAATGATGGGTAAGTATCAATTTAGTATGCCGGCAATTCGAGCCGTTGGTATCAGAACCTCTCAGCGAGAGTTTTTAAATAATCCGACATTACAAGATACAGCAATGGTTCGTCTTATGAAGTTACATGAAAACAAACTTTCTCGTTATATTGAAAAATACGAAGGAAAGACTGTTCGTGGAATTAAAATTACTCGAGCGGGAATTCTAGCTGGAGCACACTTTGCTGGCGCCGGCGGCATTCAACAATTTTTTAACGGTCGAGTTACTTCTGATGCAAATGGAACTACTATAACCAAGTATATGTCGTATTTTAGTAGTTTTTATTTACCATCACTAAACAGTAAAACTATATGATTACTATACTGATAATCTCAATAATACTAAACATAATTTTTGTATTTGTTACAACCAATCTGTTTCGTAAAAATGAATTTTATGAACAGACAATAGAAGATTTTTATTCTAGATTGAATATTACATTACATACTATGCGAATGATTGACGAAAAGCAAATGTTTGAATCTGATGACGATGTGGGCACCGTGTTCCAACAAATAACAGATACCGTCAATGATTTGCGTCCACTTTTATATGGGGCATCGGATGACGGAACCAGCAAAAATTGAACAACCAAAGCCAGCCGGAAAAATTTACTTTAGTTCGGATACAGAAGCTGCAATTATTGAATATAATAAATGTACAGATGAATTTGAACGAGAACTAATTTTTAAAAAACGTATTCACCCTGCGTTTAACAAACTAGCAGAAAATATCATTAATAGATTTAAGTTCCCGTATATTGAAGAGAGTTTTGATGATATTAAAAATCAAGTAGTATCATTTTTAGTGTTGAATTTACACAAATTTACGGAAGATAAAGGTAAAGCCTTTTCGTATTTTTCTGTAGTTGCAAAAAACTATCTTATTTTACACAACAACAACGCATATCGGGATGGCATGCGTTCAGCATACCTAACTGATTCAGCTGGCGATGACTCGTTTGTTCTTGAAGAAGTACTAATGGTTGCACCAGAGACAGAAACAGCTCACAGTGATGCCAAAGATTTTATCAATTTATTGGTGCAGTATTGGGATTTCAATCTTACCAAGATTTTTAGAAAGAAAAAGGATGTAGAAATTGCTAACGCTGTCGTAGAACTTCTCCGGCGTTCAAATTCCATAGAAAATTTTAACAAAAAAGCTTTATATTTGTTAATTCGTGAAATGACTAATCATAAAACTGTTCATATTACGAAAGTTATCAACAAAATGAAAGTCCACGTACTCGAACAAATGAAAGAATACCGAAAAACTGGACATTTATCAGATCCGTCCATGCATTTTGTCTATAAGTACGAGAAGTAAATATTTATATTATAGACTGTTTACATAAATGAGTAAAATATGGCATTTGATAACGTTATTTTTGATGGAAAGACCTTAGCGGATTTGTTTTCTGATGTGTATAAGAACACAGAAGCTAAACGTGCCCAAATAAATCAATTTGTAGCAAGTATGGTCAAACTAATTCGTACTCCAGAGGATGCTGCTGTACTTGGACCGGTAGTTAAAGACTTTTTAGAAGTAAACGTAAAGAACGATGAACACATTGTCCGACTAGTACAGATAGCACAACGATTGGTATCAGTTAATAGTAAATCTGCAAGTACGGAACTGCTATCAGAAGAGGAAAAAAACCAGTTATTAAACAATATAAAATCGGACTTCGATGCAGTTTTAGCAGAACAAGACGAATTAGATAATACGATAACACAATTGAGAAAGTAATATGGCATCCGGTGATCGTATTGTTTATAGAGGTAGACCTACTGGAGATATGGCGATCTCCGGCAACACAGAATCAGCTAGAAGTATACAAGAATCTGTATATGAGGGTCTTGTCGTAGACATAATAGTAGATCATACACATCCAGAGTATTCACCTAAAGACGGATATAACGTAGGAGCAGCAAAAGTACGTATTTTCTCTGTATCACATACAGTAGACCAAGAATTATTGCCTTGGGCAGACCCAATAGATTTTGAAGTGCAACAGTTACCCCTAATTGGAGAGTTAGTAATTCTTCAAAAAATTAGAGGTAACTTTTTTTATGGTCGTAGAGTTCCGTTAGCACATAGAGTACCCGAAAACGGTATGTTAAAACTAAACGATGCGTTAAATAAACGATTGACAAATACGTTAGCTGCTGCAGTAGCATCGGGTGATGAATTAAGTGTAGAACGACATCAGTTTGGTAAATACTTTAAACCAGACAGTCGAGTTCGCCCATTAAAACATTTTGAAGGTGATGTAATTTTTCAAGGTAGAATGGGGCATAGTATACGATTTGGTTCAAGTCAAATTGACCCGAGTAGCAAAGGATTGGCGCCAAATATTATCTTGCGCACTGGTCAAGGTAAGGATTTAGAAAAAACTGATGCAACTAAACAAAGTCCTTTTGGATTAATACTTGAAGATGTAAACAAAGATGCATCGTCAATTTGGATGACTTCTGATCAAGTAATACCGTTTGAACCTATTACGATTAATATAGGTGCTTTTTATCGTTCTATACAAAACCCACCACAAAAATTTGACAAAGCAACGATACTACTAAATTCAGATAGAATTGTGTTAGATTCAAAACTAACACATATTATGATGTTCGCTAACGAAGAAATATACCTCAATAGCTTTAAAAATACATCCATAGATACAGATAGTAATATCATACTAACCGCATTTGTTGATATAATACAAAAAGCTACTAACAACATACAAGATATTGCAGATAAAGATCATATCATAAATGCCGGAAACGACATACTATCTATTTCAATTAAAAAGACTTCATTTCTTGCTGATAAAATCTATGTAGGAAGTGTAGAAAATGAAGATGAACCACTTGTGGGTGGTACAAGTATTGCAATATTCTTAGCTAGATTGATAGAGGCGTTGATGGGTGTTCCAACAGGAATACGTGCACAGACACAAGCAAATTCTAGAATAACTTTGTCCGGTGGAAAGCCGGCCATTGCATCAAATTTTCATGTGATTACACCCACTGGTCCTGGTAAACTAAATCCAGCTATAGAAACTGCGTTACTAACGTTATACAACGAGTTAAAAACAGGTACATTTAAGAAAGCTCCGTTCAACAGCGAAGATAATTATGTAATGTTACAGAATGAAGAACCAAAAATTGAACTAAACGAATTTGAACAAGGTCAACAAGTAAAAACAGAAAATAATAAATGGATACTATCAGAATCTTATTACAAGGTAACCTAATATGTTAGACCCAATTCAAGCAGCAGTACAAAAGGCAGGAACCATAACGTCAATTCCAACACCACCAATTCCGCCAGTAACATTAACTGATATTAAAGCAAAAGTTCCTGTAGTTCCTGATCCAAATTTAGTAAAACGGCAATTGGAAGCAGAAGCACAGTTAAAAGTTACCGAAGCAAAAGAAACTGCGTTAAAAGCAAAAGAAGAAGCAGTAAATAAAGCAAAAGCTGCTGCAGGTAATTTACAAGGTGCTGCTACTGCCGCAGCGGGTGCAGCTGTAGCTGGATTATTAGCAAAAATACCAAAACCCCCATTAGTTGATCCTAAAATTTTAGCTACACTATCCGCATTAAAACAAATAAAAGATTTAGCAAAAGAAAAAAGAAATGCAGGAAAACAAAATTTGGCAAAAGGAAAAGAATTATTTAAATTTCCATTAACCCCACCAAGTACAGTAGTACAAGCACCAAAAATACCACCGTTACCAGCGTTACCGTTTCCATCCACATTAACATAAATCGTCTACGTAAGGAGATATATATGGATAAACAATTATTAAAAGCATATATAAGAACTATAGTCGAAGAAGAAGTACAACGTATTTTACCTGAATTGTTAGCGGAAGCCGTTGCAGAAGTAAAAAACGTATCCAAACTAAATGAATCTATAACAGAAAAACCTAAAGCAGTCAAACCTAAAATTGATAGAGGTAGACTTGCAGAATTAATGGGTATTGACTATAATCGTGAATCTGGAACTATTAGTGCGAATACATCTAATATTACTGCGCATAATACGTTTACTACAGTGGATTCTGCAGGAAATAAAATACAAGTCCCAGCCACCTCTGTAGATCCGAACGTTCGAGACGCTTTGACAAAAGATTATTCGCAATTAATGAAAGCGATGAAAATCGTATAATAGGAGATTTTTATGGCTAAAGGTATCGGAATAACACTACCATTACAAATAGGAAATACAGGTTATTTTGAACAATCACTCGATACTCTCACTCAAGTTAAATCAAATTTTATAAATTTGATACTTACTAGAAAGGGGGAGCGTGTTCATCAACCGGAGTTTGGGTGTGGTATTCACGACTATCTTTTTGAGCAGTTGACTCCGGAAAACATAGAAGGAGCTAAACTTTCGGTTTTAGATGCGGTTGAAAAATGGATGCCGTTTTTAGAATTAATTAGGTTTGAGTTAAACGCTGCACCAGAAGATTTAGATCAAAATAGGTTGCGATTGTATGTTGGATATCGATTACGAACTAATCCAAATATACAAGATACAATCGTATTAACGTTTTAGTAGGAGACTTACATGGCGGTAACGCAACCGATAATTAAAAAATTCATACCGAATACAAAAGACGTAAGTTATCTTGCTAAAAACTTTACCGAGTTTCGAAGTAATTTAATTGAGTTTGCTAAAGCATATTATCCAAACACATATACGGATTTTAATGAAACTTCACCGGGTATGATGTTTATGGAAATGGCAGCATACGTCGGTGACGTTTTAACATACTATATTGATACACAATTTAGAGAAAATCTTTTATTATTTGCACAAGAGCGTCAAAATATCATCGCTATCTCACAGGCTATGGGATATAAACCAAGATTGACCGCGGCCGCGACGGTAGAAGCAACGGTACATCAAATTGTTCCAGCTCTTGGTGTCGCAAACAATTACGATCCAGATAAAAGATTCTTCTTAAAGATATTAACTAACTCTAAATTTTCTACCAACACACCGCCTATCAAATCATTTCGGTCTATAGAAGATGTAGACTTCGCAGATGAACGTAATCGTACTATAAGAATTTTAACGAGAGATGCGTCATTAGCACCTACGTCTTATGTCGTGTCTAAAAAAATTAAATTAATATCGGCGGATATAAAAACTGCTACATATACATTTGGATCACCCGAACCGTTCACCAGAATAGAACTTCCAGAAAATGACGTAATTAGTATTGTTAGTATTGTCGATTCTGATGGAAATGATTGGTATGAAGTTGATTATCTAGGTCAAGATATTGTAATTGAAGAACGTGATATTTCACCAAGAGCCTCTTCTGCCTTTTTACAAGCAGAATTAATGACCACCGGTTCGTTACCTCCGGCAAAAATAGCACGCTTTATACGAAAGTCGCGTCGATTTACTACTAGAATAAACAATAATTTAAAATTGGAAGTGTGGTTTGGGTCAGGTGGAGCTACATCTGCTGATCAAGATATTATGACACTTGGACCAATTCAAATTGCAAATACAAAATACAATCAAAATGTAGCAAATACGGCAATAGACCCTTCAGACTTTTTAGCGTCAGATACGTTTGGTGTCGCACCTGCAAATACTACGTTAACAATTACATATACGGTTGGTGGCGGTGTAGAATCAAATGTTGCATCTAATACAATTGTAAATGTCGATTCGGTGCTAATAGCAAATAGAGCAGTTGATTACGCTTCATCAGAACAAAATCTTTTTGCACGTAGTGTAGAAAGTGTAGCAATTACAAATGATGAACCCGCAACTGGTGGAGCCGGAATTGAGACTATAGAAGAACTTCGTCAAAATGCACTAGCCTACTTTAATGCACAAAATAGAGTAGTTACAGACGCAGATTATATTGTTCGTAGTTTAGCAATGCCGTCAAAATTTGGCGCAGTTGCTAAAGTATTTGTTGTACGTGACGAACAAATTAATTCAGTAATGGAACAAGATGCAACAAAATTGGTAGTAAATAATGACCAAAATCCATTTAACAACAGAGCATACGTAAACGATCCAGTTTCTCCAAATGCTGTAAATCTTTATGTATTAGGATACAACGCACAGAAAAAACTTACTACATTAAATTCGTTAGTAAAGAAAAATTTAGCGAATTATTTAGAACAATATCGTGTTTTAACTGATGATGTGAATATTGTCGATGCGTTCGTAGTTAATATTGCTGTAAAATTTGATATTGTAGTTTATCGTAATTACAATATGAATGATGTATTAGCTAGAGCAATTGATGCAGTTAAACAATTTTTTGATATTGACCGTTGGCAAATCAATCAACCAATCATACTTAATGATTTACGATTGACAATTGGTTCGGTGGACGGTGTACAAACCGTGACAAATGTAGAAATAATTAATAAATATAAGTTCCAAGATGGTCGTGATTATCAAGAATACCGTTATCCGATGGACGAAGCAATAGAAGATGATGTTATTTATCCATCGTTAGACCCTTGTATCTTCGAGATACGTTATCCAGAAACGGATATTATCGGAAGTGCTCGACAATAATAGAGAATTACTATGAGAACTTTTGTTAAAACTACACAAGACGCTAGTATCTATCAAAGATTACCATTTGATAATTCTGGATTAGATGAAATATTAGAAGTTGGTAAGTGGGTAAAACCGACAGATGCTGATAAAATGTACGCTACCGGTTCCGTGCGCACACTACTTAATTTTAATTTAGTAAGCGGTTCATATACATCAAGTGCGCAATATTATTTGAATTTACACATTGCTGATGCAAAATTTGTAAATAGATATCAAGCTATAGAAATTTGTCCAATATCTCGTAGTTGGATTGAAGGTAGTGGATATTTTTATCAAGATAATAGAAATGTGGAAGATGGTGTAACGTGGGAAAAAGCAACACGATTAACATCATGGAGTAATGCTGGAAGTGATTTTACCACGACCACAACCGCATCCTATACGTTTTCAGAAGTTCCAATATCATCCAACATAAGAATTAATGTAACAAATTTAATTGGACCGGTAATACAAGGTGTAAATACAACACCGTGGAATGGACTTATAGTTAAGTTACCAAATGTAGACGAAATAGATCAGAGCAACAAAGGTAACATTAAATTTTTTTCTGGAAACACGCATACGGTATATGAACCGTTACTAGAAGTCGTGTGGAACGACCAAGTGTTTATAACAGGAAGTTTAAAGCCTATTCCAAATAGTAATCTTTCAATTGTACCAAAAAATATTAAACAATCATACACTAGTGGTGAGGTTGATAAGATTTATTTGGTAGTTCGAGACTTATATCCTGATAAACGATTTGATGCGGTACAACGTTATCGAAATATGTACTATCTTCCGTCCCAATCGTATTTTAGAATACGGGATGTCGCTGCTGATGTTGAATTATTTAGATTTGATGCATATTCTGCAATAAACTGTGACGCTTCTGGTTCATATATTATTCTAGACACAAACGGATTAAACATCAATAGATACTACAATATAGATTTAAAAATACAATCACAAAATTTAGTATTCTTCCCAGAATTTAATTATACTTTTAAAATAGACAGCAATGAGTAATACGTTTAACACTTACATACCTAAATTTTTAGTAAATGTAAATCGGGAAAATGAAGATATAATATTTGTTTCCTCTAGCAATTTTTCTGCTTTAGGAGACGTTTATACACTAGATAAACGTGCTATTTCGCCAAACGTAATACAAACAACACAGTCATTAAATGAACTGCAACCAGAAGTGTCATCAGTTTATCCATTTAAAGTAGTAACACCTGTTGATATTGATGGGTCAACGATCATACTAACCCCAACAATAGAAAACGTACCAACCGCATCGCAACATTATTACGCACCAGTATATTTTGAAAGATATAGACCATCTGTTATTTTAAGTTTAGACAAGACCTTTACAGAATTAGATAACGCAGAGTTTAATGATTCTGGTGACGGGTTACCACCTTTATAAGTTAAATTATGCCAAATCAAAATAACTTTAGAAGTGACATAACTACAAAAACAGAACCAAGATTTCTAGCATCAAGAATAGTAAAATATCCAGAAGATGGAGTTTTATTGGAAGAACTGCCAGGAAGCTTTGGTTACGATAACGAAGATAATGTAGAATTTCATTTCTATAGTACTATTGTAAACTCAAATGATTTAATATTAAGTGTAGTTACAAAATTGTCCGATGGAATAGTAAAATTACATATTGTAGGATATACGGACGGAACATATAAAAATTACCTACAGATAGATTTTACAAAGCTATTCGAAATAAACAATTTAGTACTAATACCAGGCACATATAAACTTGTTATGAACTTTTTTTCTGACGAAATTGGTTCATACGCAGACCGTAGATTGTCTATGGTGGAAATGGGACCGTCTCGAACTGAAGTTGAATTGATATTCAACAATGAATATAATAGTGAAGTAGCCGTAGTTGAAAACTCGTTGTTATTGCGTGAATTTCTACAAAAATCTTTTAATAGAGCTGATGCTGTGGGTGTTTTGGAAAAAATATTTAAATCTGGAGTTCAATTTTCTGATGACACCGAAGGAGCAACTGCGAATAATGTTATTGGAGCAATAAGTGTAGTACCTGAACAGACATATGACGAAACTATTGGTAAACTTGAACGTGTGTCAATTAATCAAGATTTTTCTAATAAACTAAACGAGTTCATACCAAAACTGTTTGAAATGGCTAGGGAAGAAATAATTATTAAAGGATTGGGTGGTGATGAACGAATTCAGCAAGATGAAATGTTCAGCATCATAGAACGAATAGTAAAAAGTAACATACATCAGTTACAACAAACAATTGATCGTCGTATTGTTGTAACTTAACAGCATAGGAAAATATACATGGCTATACAAACAAGCGTACTAGTAAATGGAGCAGAAGGCGGCCGCGCATATATTAGTGCTGGTCAGGCAACTGGAAATTATGGACGCCAAGTTACCATATCAGCAGAAGCAGAAGCTGGTTGGAGATTTGTCAGATTTCAAACTACTAAAACTCCAGTACAATTTGAAGAAATTGCAGTTGGCGGATATTCTACAACAGTAGATTCTATTTGCTACGGAAATTTACAAACTGAACTTTCTCGTTGGTTGTGGACTGACGGCCGTTCATACTATACAGATGCAAATGGAACACAACCTGCTCCATATGGAATTTATGGCGCAGGTAGTGGTCAATACTATACGCTTGATGCTGGTGGATTAAATGGACCATTTCCGTGTGGAATAACACAACCACCCGCAACACCTGCTCCAGCTGCGTTGTCATACGGATATTGTAACTGTGGTAATGGATGTGTTGATGGATATGCACCAAATAGACCATGTCCATCTGGATGTGTACCGTGTACACCGCCGGCACCAACACCATCACCAATAGCACCAACGCCACCGCCTATTACAATAACACCAGCTCCTATATCAAATAATGACGAGTGTGATATTTTCCTACAAAACTGCCCATCAGGATTTACTTGTCAAATTGTAAATGTAGGATATACCACATTTGGATTCCCAATACCAGCATCACGATGTGTCGCAGCACCACCACCAGCACCGGCACCAACGCCGGCACCAACGCCCGCGCCGGTATTCTCACTTCCACCTGTAGGAAACGGTGGTGGTCCTACGGAAGTATCTTGTGCATCTGATTTTGATTGTCAAGATCCGTTAAGTGGTGAAGCTTTTAATACATTTAGATGTATTAATAATGTTTGTGTTCGTAATGACGGCATTGAATTCGCGGAGTAATTTATGGCACAATTAACTATAACAGTAGATGCTAATTACGAAATAACACCAGTATTTGAACGAGTAACATCTTCGCCGGTAACTCCGTCGCCAATAGCTACAACGCCATCACCTGTAACGCCATCACCTGTAACTCCGTCGCCGGTAACTCCGTCGCCGGTAACACCATCACCGGTAACTCCGTCGCCGGTAACTCCGTCGCCAATAGCTACAACACCATCACCTATAACTCCATCACCTATAACTCCATCACCTGAAGCAGTTGCAACTCCATCACCTATAACTCCATCACCTGAAGCAGTTGCAACTCCATCACCTGAAGCAGTAATTTATTCATTTAGACTTCGAGTAACTCCTGCAAATTCAAATGCTGGTAAATTTACTATAGATGGTCAAGAAATTACCAATGAAATTATTGTAGGTAGACAAATTGGAGAAACAGTTACCGCACTAGCAACTCCTACAGTTGGGTGGAGATTTGTTAGATGGAAAAAAGCAGGAGGTACATTTACATCTGATAATACATTAACATTTACCCCACAAACAGCTAATACGTTATCAAATGGATTAGGATTTATATCTGGGGAAACTTTTGAAGCAGAATTTGAATTAATACCAACGCCTTCACCAATAACTCCATCACCAAATGCACCAAATGTAACGCCTTCACCAACAACCCCGGCTCCAATAACTCCGGCGCCAATAACACCGGCACCAACTCCTGCACCAATTTTTACCTGGAGAAGTTGCATAGATGGGTTAATAAAAGAAGGTAATATTCCAGATGGATACGTACAATCTGCATTTCAAGGTGCGGGTGGTGGAACGTGTTGGGAACCTAGAACTGAAATTGCATTTGAACCAAGTTTGAGTGAGGCATTAAGATTTACCTGGAGAAGAGGATCGTCAATTTATCCAGAGACTAAATTATTTAAGGTTATTAATCCGTCATTTGGAATTACATACGGAATACAAATTAGAACTAACGATAGTGTAAAAATTTCAGTAAATGGTGTAGAACGTAACGGAGTAGCTTCGTTTAACATAGGACCAAGAGCATCACAAACTGTAATCGTATCAGTAACACCCGAGTTACTTGATAAGTTAGCAGATGGTGTGTCTACGTTAAATATGAATATTGAAGCAACGGAACGCTAATATGCCTATTAAAACCACACCAACGGGTACTGTAGATTTTTTACAAAAGTTTGAGGTATATACCGACGTAGAATTAGAAGAAAATATAAATAATATGTTTTCATATAACATCGTCCCAACACCAACCTCAATACAGTATTCTATTGGTACAACCAATAAAACGCCGGTTGTCGGTACTTTAGAATTACTAAATTTAACACAAAATGCAAATCTTATCGTAGATATTCTCTATAATAAATCTATGCTAAATATAAATTCTGGAGCATCATCACAATTAACCGACTCTGGAAAGTATAAATCAACTATTACGTTGCCACCGAAACAAAAAAAACAAATACAAATACTGGTATCAAACGATGTTTCTATGGAATTGATGGAAAACGTAAACACAAATATGGAAGTTATTGTTAAGTTTAATCCAAACAACGAATTAATCAGAAAAGCTAGTGAACTGGGGCCACTGGAAAAAATTACGTTGCCAAATAATATACAGTTTGTTTGAGGAAATTAGATGGCATACAACTATACAGCACAAATAGTAGTTGAAATATCACCAAAAGTAGTAAATACTATCACATTTAATGCAAGTATTGTTGTTCAGATTGCCCCACCGTTACCTGCAATAAACGTAGTAGCGCCGGTGGTGGTTAGTATAACACCGATAGCTACACCAGAGGCTACCACACGATTGGTATATCCGTTTAATATTACAACGTTACCAATTAATATTAATATTTCTGATCCACTCATATCTGTCGCTAGTAGATTCGTCAATGATGCGATTCTTAATTATATTGATGAAGATAGAGAGTTAAAAACTTTATTAAATTACGGTGAAGATAGACAGTCGGTTGTGCTAGCATACAGATCTGGTGCACGAGAAAAGTCTATTCAATTAAAACTACTACAACCTGTACCCGACGATGTAAATCTGAACGATTCCGTATTCTTAAGTCGTGAAGTTGTTAAATCATTAATTGATACGGTTAAGATACGATTTGCTCCACCCATCGACAACACTCCATTTTTACGTCCAAAAAATACAAAAATTCCGTTTAATCCAAATTTAGGAAAACGATTAAAAAATATAACTTTACAACGGTTGTCATTAAACTCCGGCTCAATCGGGACAACGGATAATTACAATAATATATCATTTGAAGATCAGATATTCAGACAATGGTATACTGACGATTTTAATTCCGCTGACATAAACATTGATTTTACCGACTATAATAATTTTATATTTTACAGTTCAGCAGCATTACGATTGGTGGCGTTTAGGGAAAAGCTTAAGCGCATAGAAAAAATAGAAACACAACGAACGCAATTTATCAGCTCATCATTTACAGGTAGTATATCAAGTGCTGGTAGTATCTACGTTCAAGAACAAACTGCGGAATTAGCAAAAGAAAAAGAATCAATTATTAGAGCATTTGATAAATACGAACAATATCTGTATTTTACTTTGTCCGGATCAAATAGTCCGTATACTGCATCGTTTGATTATGTGGACGGTGGTGTTGAATATAACTCTCTGGGATACTGGCCAAAATCTGGAAGTGCATTGTGGCCAGTAACTAGTAGTACTGCATTAACTTGGTTTGACACTCAATTTGAAATTGCACAACGATATGACGAATTCAATCAAAATAATCTAGTCAACACAATACCAACACACATCAGAGAAGATGAAAATTCACAAGCATATATTACGTTTGTGTCTATGATTGGTCACTTCTTTGATACAATTAAACCTTATATTGATAAGTTTGGTGACATCAATAGTAGAGCATTAAATCCTGATGAAGAATTAGCAAAAGATTTAATTAATGAAGTAGCAGAATCATACGGATTTAAATTACCAACATTAGATTCGGTATATGATTTAAGTTCTACTGTACTGGGTACTGGAAATAATGATTCAAGACGACTTTATACTGCACAAACATACAAGAGATTACTACATAATCTTTCTTTGTTTGCAAAATCTAAAGGTACAAGAAGTTCATTAAATACACTACTTCGATCATTTGGACTCCCGCCTGAATTTATATCAGTTAGAGAAGTTGGTACGGCAACAACTAGTTCGTATAAAATATTTGATGAATTTAGTACTGGTTTAGATTTTGATAGCACTACAACTTCGTATGTAAAAATACCGTTTTCCGCATCATTAAGAGAACCAAAAGCAATACAATTTAACATACTGTTGCCCACATCACAAGTTAATACAATCTTAACAGGTGATGATTCTTGGGGATTACACACATTGCCACATCCAACAATAACAGAACAAGGAAGATTAATGTTATTGTCTGGAAGTACAGCCACGATACTAACAGACTACTACCCAATATTTACAAACGATTTAATCAATATCACAGTACAAAATATAGCAGGAGCGGTGTCACTACAGTTAATGTCAACTGAAGGTGATACGATGATATTTAAATCTCCACAAATAACATCTACTGCACCATTGAATTCTGTTTGGAATAATACTCAATATTTGTATTTGGGTGGATCTGGATCAGCAGTACAAGCTCGAATGGACGGAACGGTAGATGAGTTTAGAATGTGGGGTAAAACATTATCACAGGGCACAATAGAAACAAATGCATATGATCCTGGTTCTAACGCTGGAGATGAGTATTCCGATCCATCTGATTACTTATATGCACAGTTATCGTTTAATAGAATTGACAACTCTCTATTAACTGGTTCTGCGCCAAATTATATAATAAATGAAAGTCCATATGCACAACTTACCGATTCACCGTCTATTGAGCAATTTGAAACATATAACATTAATACAGGATCGTTTAACAGATACAGTAGAATAGTTCGACAGATTGCGCCGACTGTCGGATCACAAACTTATGTCACAAATAAAATTAGAATAGCACCAGAACCAGTATTCAATGCAGAAAACTTAACAACTGGTGGTGTGAAAAAATTATCACGATCAACTAGTATTGTTAGTGTTGAGAAAAAACGACTACAAGCTACACGAAACGAGATACTACTTGCGTTATCACCAACAGATTTCGTCAATCAAAATATCATAAGAAATCTTGGCGCAGAAAATATTAATAATATATTAGGATTGCCAGTTGATTTTTATAGAACAGGAAATCCAACAATTTCCACTTTACAAGAGTATTATAGCCAGTTCTACTATGCCCCAATAAACATAAATAAATTTATAAGAATTCTCTCCGGTATCAGTTCTGTACTCGATCAAACTTTGAATTATTTTATTCCATCAAAAGCTACATTATTTAAGGGCATACTAATAGAACCAAATATTCTAGAAAGAACAACAATTCCGTTGACAAAAAATCTTCGTGTTTACGGTGCTGGTACAAGAAAAACATTAAACGCTGCATCGTCATTAACTGGAAGTAAACCTGACTATGCGGCAACATTTAATCTTAGCCAACAAATTGATTTAGAACAAGAAAGAACGGTACTCGGTTCGTCAACATCATATAAAACAGATATTGATATCAGTAACGATTTGTTGTCGATGTCCGGTAAACCAAGTAACTTTAAAACAGAAATTGAATTTTTACAAGAAACAGAAGTTAATGCAAAATACGCAGATTACAGAACATCATTGTCGCAATCAGCGGAAAATAGATTAACAGCACAATACAATTCATATCAATCAGCAATTAGTAAGTCATCGGATATTAGTATAGAATCTTCCATTGCTTCTCAAAACGGAAAATTATTAGCAACGGTACCGTCAACGCCGATACAAGTACTACAGTCTACAGCACTAACAACCGTTACTAGTAGTTTAAAAACTACGTTACCAAACCTTGTAGCAGAGACTTCAGCAGATTTACAAAAAATTAGCGGTAGTTTAGAACAACCACTTACAATTGAATCTAACGCAAACAATACTATTAAAGGATATGTGACTAATAGTATAGTTCAACAAATACCTTATGCTACGGTAAACTATTACACCAGCTCAGTAATAAACAGATATGATGATTTTAGATTTATTGGAGAATCAGCCACATACAGACTGATGAATGAAGTTGACTCGGACGTTACTGGTTCCTATAAGGGTTCGCCGGGATATGCGTGGAATCGTCCAAAACCACAAACTATAATTAATTTAGAAAATGATATAGGAAATAAAATCAAGTACAACGATATTAATTATGGTAGTGAGGGAGCTGAGCCTTATAGAAGAGTATACACAAGAAAATTATTTAAACAAGAAATTGAAATTAATAGAACTGGTGGAGTAACAAGTCTGTATATCCCTGCATTGCGTGAAATCAAACCAATAGCGGATTTGACAGATGTTGGTACCAGAACATATTTCAATAACCCAGAAGGTGTATATCTCTTTGCTAAGACAGAAAAACTACCAGTATATCCTAAACCAATTAATTTTGAAGCAGCAACTACTTGGTCTTACGGGCAAACATACAATATTTATGATGTAGTATATCAAGACGTATCATTATATGATCAAAATTTAGAGAGTGTGGCATCAACCGCACAAGGTGGTAATGGTAGATACTATGTATTTAACACAAGAGCTGCGTATGCCGCTCCTTCTGATGGAACTTCCTATTATTTAGGTGGAACTCCAAGTTATTTGCCACCATCGTTGGATAGAAATAATTGGCAGTTATTAAAGTTTAAGCCAACCGAAGTACGAGAACCTAGAAAAATTGTATACGATATATTTACAGTATCGCAGCCGGAATTAAATAACTACAGAACAACAACGGTTTCTGTAGACAGAATAGTAGACATTCCAGATCGTTATGTTGATACTATTAGAGTAGCAAGTATTGGTTCTGGATCTTACGCAATAGGTGAAGCGGTTCTTCAAAATACATTAGTTTTATTTGCACTTCAATCTAACACATCGGACATAAGAGTACGATTCTATAGTACAGACGAAGCACGGACTAATGATATTAATCGTTCAATTACAACACTTCCAACAGGGTCACACGGTGTACTACTTGATACAGTATTACCGAACGTTAGTCAGTTGACATTAACAAATCCAATACCTCTTGTTGTTGCTGGAGAGTTCCCACCAAATGCCACAATATACTACACAATTAACAATCTAACAGGAACAGATAAACTTGGTACAACAATATATGCATTTTATTTCGCACTTGAAATTGAACCAAGAATTCCATTTGGATATCTACCAAAACATTATCGGTTCTACAGAGACACATCTACAGCAACTAAACGTAGAAACTATGAAGGATGTAAAAATACCGTAGATACAACAATTGATGGTTTACCGCCGGTACAAGTATTTATTGGTGAAGGAAACGAACTTGTCGTATCACCGACACAAACAAACACAGAGATTCAAACCGGTGGTGGTGGAACGTTGCAAGTACAATAACCAACGGAATAAATCTTTGCAAACTATATATTTATATTAGACCTCTTAACACTCGGAGTTTAACAGTATGGGATATTTAAACAATTCAAGCGTCACGGTTGATGCAATTTTGACGAAAAAGGGACGGGAGCTCCTTGCAAGAGGCCGTTCGGCATTTAACGTTACGCAATTTGCTGTAGCGGATGATGAAATTGATTATGGATTATATGATCCGGCACATCCGCTTGGCACAGAATACTATGGTTCATCAATTGAAAATTTACCACTAGTAGAAGCATCACCGGATGAAACACAATCACTACGTTATAAGTTAGTAACTTTGGCACGAGGTGCAAACGCTATTCCTCAAATTCAGGTCAATCCAAAGTCAATTGAACTTACATATAGTGCAACATCAACCCCGTCACAAATTATTACGGTTACCACTACAGACGGACTTAACTCAGCACCATTTGGATATACCGCAATTCTTTACGACGGTGAAGCTGCGTTATTAACCGGAACAGGATTAACCGGTGCGCCAACTGTACCAACATTTATAGGTGACGCTGTTACAAGTAATGCTATTGTTGTTCGTGGAACTAGCTTTACATTAATTCCAAGAGATGTCACTACCGTAACAGAAACACAATTAGTAATTGTTGGTAACCAAACTGGTGCAACTATAAGTGTTCCTGTTACTATTAACCCACGACTCACCGTATAACATTAGGAATAATATATGAGTATTTATACACGTTTTAGTCCTGACGACATAGTTGAAGCAAACCCGACAGTAGTAACTACTGGGCTTTGGTCAGGTGATACGGGTTCATTGGTTAGTACTTCAATGTATTTAAAAGATTCACAAGTTAACGGTGATTCCGGATTATATTATTTTGATGTATATAACAAAGACACCACGGATAGTTTAGCAGAAGTACAATTTGCTGTAGCATACGGACACGTTAACGGAGGTGGTTCGCCAACGTTAACGGACAATGAGCAAGCAACTTTAGCAACTAAAGCAATATACAGTCAATATCGTAATTTATTATTAGATCCAGGCGATACCAAATTTACTTTCTCACAAGGTGATTCGTCTGATCATTTTTATGTAATTAACATACAACGTGCACGTATTCGTGAACAACTAGATCCAGGTAATTGGGTATTACCATTATCAGGTGCAAATGGTGTTCATTTATTTATTGACGATAGTGGTCAAACTCGCGGCGCACTTACCTCAAACACAAAAGCAGGAAGAGTTTATAACGTAGTTTCTGGTTCATTAACAGGTGTATCTGGTTCTACCCTAGCAACGGGTACAGTCAGTAGTTCATTTAATGGGTCGGGATACGGACTTGTCTATCCAGATTTAGGTATTATCATACTTAATCCAAATGCAATTGGACCAATGGTTGGATTCTTCACATCGGGTTCAGGAATAACTACAGGATCTGCTGCTACGAGTTCAATAACAAGCCCAACAGCTTTGTACACAAAAGCTACTATTGCTTCTGCAACCAAACCATATGCTCCGGTAACACATTCATTAACTTGGGGTACAACAGAATCAACGTATAATCACGCATCATTGTTTGTTTCTATGAAACAAGCATTGTTACGAGATGAAGATTATCAATTTAAAGCACGTTCAGCAGAAACAATTTCTTCAACACATTACTTTGTAAGACTTCGTAACAAAGAATATAATTACTCTAACAATCCTACCTTCTATAACGCAGATACTGGAACACTAGTATTCTCTGAATTTAGAAAAGATCCTAGAGTATACATTACTACTGTCGGTTTGTATAATGATTCTAGTGAATTATTGGCAGTGGCTAAGTTAAGTAAGCCGGTTCAAAAATCGTTTGACGAAGAATTATTGTTAAGAGTTAGATTAGACTTCTAATAAAATAAGGACAATCTGAAACGTATTGTGACCACGACTCTAGTTATAGGGGAGTGGTCATAATACTATAAGACATATTTATCAATGAAAACATTTAGCACGATAGATAAAAAAGATATAACAGAAAGAACGTATACTACATATGCTAATTTAACTTGGCAGTTTTTGTCATCTTCAAATGGCATGGAAATAACGTATCCAACTGAATCTATTAATGGATTGGATGGCACTATAACGATTAACAGAGCCACAGCAAATGAATATGAGGATTTTGTAAACGTAGATACGGGTACCCGTGGGTATGTTTTACATCGATCGTTGAAACATTTGTTTTATAATTCTAAACACAATGCGTTCGTTAGCGGTACCAGACTAGTTACAGAAAGTGTAGTGGCACTTCCTAATGATGCTTTTGTAATAAGCATTGCGCAAAATTTATATGGTGACAAAATAAAACCTGGATCATTTGAATTAATCGTAAGTTCTTCGTCTTTACCAAAAATTGTAGATGACTCAATAGGAAATCTGTATTATACACAGTCTGGAGCAACAAACTACGTTGGTCGTATTATTTATTCACGGGGAATTGCAATAATAAAACAAAACACCGCGTCACTATCCCCAACTGTGTCAACTGATGGTATACAAATTGTCAGCGGTTCTTCAGTAGAACTAACATACAATAGTAATGTAGAGTTTCAACAATATCAGATAAACGTAAGATTGGGAGCAAATGATTTTAATTTTTCAGCCTTCAATCCAACAATAAAATCAATATATAGTAGTACTGGTAGTGTAACCGCATCCTTTATAGAAAATAATATCGATCCAAAGACAGAAAATAGTTGGTCGTTATACAATCTAATGGGTGCAGAAATAATTAAGCCGTATATAACAACAATTGGGTTATACAACGACCAGTATGAATTACTGGCGGTTGCAAAATTAAGTGGTCCAATTCAACGTACTTTTGATGCGGAACAGATATTTATAGTTAGGTTTGATACCGAATAACCTTTGGAGATTCGTATGACGTTAGAAGAAAGATATAACGCAGCTGGTAATGAAACATATGTTGGTCGAGTAAAATCATTTCAGGCTGGTGGTGAAGCTGGTGCAGGTGTAAATTTCTTGGACGGTGATGGTCGTGGTGCCTGGTCGCCCGACGCAACCGCAGCACCAGATGAAGTACAAACTGAATTTACTAAAAACGCCGCGGGAGATTTCCGTTACGGTGGTGGTGGTAAAGTAGCAGGTACATACTCACTCAGCCGTTGGTTGCAAAAAGGTGTAGATAAAGGTGATACCTATTTAACCAACAACCGATTTACTACAATTAATGATGTTCGTAACGCTAACACAATCGTACAAAAATATAATGGATTGTCTGGTAAAGATTTTATCACAAAGTTAGGTGAACTTTCAAAAGGTAAAGTAAACGGTGGTGCAGTAGGACCATCGCCGGCTGGTTTGGGCGGTTAATACAATTTAAACAAAGGGTTATTTTATGAAAGCAAGATCGGCAAAAAATAAGGGTAAACGTGCCCAAAATATGATTAGGGAAATGATACTCTCTCATTTCCCTAATTTGCATGAAGATGACGTTGTATCGACATTGATGGGTGATAGTGGTACAGATATTAAATTGTCCCACGCCGCTCGTCAACAATTTCCATATTCCGTTGAATGTAAGAATCAAGAAAAATTGAATGTATGGTCGTCACTTGAACAAGCGGAAAAAAATACGAAGGAAGAAACACATCCTATATTATTTTTTAAGAGAAACCGCAGTAAGATGTACGTGGCGTTAGATGCCGAACATTTTTTCGAACTAATTAAGCGACCAAAACCTATTGACAAAACCGAATAAAGATATTAGGTTTCGAGTATGACTATATTAACTTTACTCGACGAATATCTTGGACAACACACACAACAACGGGACGAATATTTGTTCCGTTGTCCGTTCTGCCACCATCACAAGAAAAAACTATCTATCAATATAGTAAGTAATAAGTGGAAGTGTTGGATATGTGATGCAAAGGGTGCTCGACTTATATCGCTATTAAAGCGGATGAATCTCCCCAAACAAGTTATTACTAAATTTAAAGAATTGTTGGGAGAAGAAAGTCGTAGTAAATACATTAGTACAGATGAACCACAACATCTTACATTACCCGCCGAATATAAACCGTTGTGGAAGTCAGAGAAAAGTTACCCGTATCTTCACGCATTGACCTATCTGAAGAATAGAGGAATCACAGCGGAAGATATTCTTCGGTATAGAATGGGATATTGTGAAACGGGGACTTACGCTGGTCGAATCATTGTTCCCTCGTATGACAGTAATAACCAATTAAATTATTTTACCGCACGGTCGTTCTATGACGGCGGAATGAAATATAAGAATCCTCCGGTCAGCAAGAATACTATTATATTTGAAAATATGATTGATTGGGAAGAACCAATTATTCTGTGCGAAGGAATGTTCGATGCAATTGCTCTTCGACAGAACGCTATCCCGTTGATGGGAAAAACAA